TTGAAGCATAGATGTTGCCTGCGGTACTGATAAGACCACTTAAAAGGCCAGTATAATCAATAGCCATTAGTAGGTACCTCCATCAATGGTACCAGAGAATGTACCAGACAATGTTAGATTAGCCATCGTTGTGGTTCCCGTATGCGTTCCATTGTTAGCGTCAGGCTTAGAGGAAACGGCAGAGGCAATGTTATTGTACTCTGTGTCGATTTCCGTGCCCTTGATGATCTTGGAAGGATTGCCCGACACAAGACCGTCTTTAATAGCAAAGTTAGTAGTTTTGGTATAATTAGACACTTAGTTACCTCGTTTTTCCTACTTTGGTAAAGACATCAATCTTTTGGATAGACACTGGTCGAGTATTCACAGTGGTTTCAAAACCTAGCTGAATAACCTTACCAGCACCACCAATGTTGATTACCTTGTTGTCGAAAGCTGATCCACCGTATTCACCGATATTGTACTCGGCAATGTTGTATTCTGCAACAGCAGCGTTTGACAGGTTGAACTGACGGCTGTTCAGAATATCACTGTAGTCATAACCGAACTTCAGCACCACAGGATAACCCTGCCCACCGATAGTTGTGATTCCAACCTTCTTCATAATCTTCAGTGCCGTGGGCACACCGAAGTCGAAGTAGTTGGTGTAGTATCTCATTACATAAGTATCAACATTATCACGATAAGTGTCATACTTACCGACATATCCTGGCTTACCTAACAGAAGGTCTTTGTTCTGTTTGTAGCAGAAGGCTGTTGGTACATTTCCATCCCACGTCGTAGCCCTGCTTGCACCGTTAGGCAGCAGCATCCGAAGGTCAAAGCAGTAGGTTACTCCGGTGACAGGGAAAGTAATCAGGTAGAAACCTTCCTTGTCTGAGTGTGTTGCCTTGATGCCTGCGGCAGTCTCCAGAGCCATCGCAGCTACAACATCGTCACGCACATTTGCGCTGATGTCGCGCATCGGCGAAGACTTCTCCTGGATCACCCGTGACAGCGACTTGACACCGCTATCAGACAGGAAGTACACATCTGAGCCAGTGGCTACCACAGAGTCTCGTGCAAAGCAGCCAACACCTGTGATTGTGTCTTGCAGCGTCAGTCCGGCAGGGTCTTGAGCATTAGCGTAGATCAGAATCTGCCTACGACCAAAGACGATCAGGAAACCGTTGTGGGCTGCTAGAGCAATGATTTCGTCGGCACCAGCAGGCCATATTTCTGCAATGTCTAAGGTTCCAGCAGTTCCAGTAGACAGGACAAAACCACTGAGTAGATCAGAAAACTGAATAGTTGTTTTGTTACTGGTGTTATTGGCTGACCATGTACGACCATAAGCACTAATAACGCAATTATTATTACTGACAGTTCCAACATATCCAGTCTTCTCCGACACCCTGCGGTAAGTTGAGTTAGACACAGCAGGATCAAAGATCAGAGGATCATGTCCAGACTGATACATGTACAGGATACCGTTCAGTGCAGCCATCTGCCAGTTGCTGTCAGTGATCGTCGGAGCAGTTCCACCGCCACCATAGGTCAGCATCGTCAGTGTACTGCCGTTAAGCCTGAACAGCTTGTTGTTACCGGCAGCAATCGTGTACGAAGTACCGTCAGCAGCAATCAACTCACCGATAGCCTTGACAGCATTTGAGCCTAAGTCAGTGTTGGTCGCATGCGTAGGACTCCAGCCTTTACGGGCACCAATACGACCAAACTTGTCAATCACACAATTCGTAGCAACAGTAGCAAAGCCTGATTCAAGTGAAACCACCGAGTCCTGCGTGTTAAGGCCGTAGAAACCCGGAGCAGCGATAGAAGTGGTTAACAGCTTTGCTACCATTATACACTCGTCCAGGTTACTTGTTCATCGTACCGGTTAGCTTCAAGAGCAATAGCGTCTGACAGTGCAAGACGATACTTCTGATATAATTCACTGAAAGACTGTCCACCGTCTTCACCTCGTTCAGCAACAGCGTTAGCGTATGCTAACATCTGCACCAAGTGAGGAGGGACTTTAACCAAGTCACCGTTGGCAGTCAGGTCAGTCTGAGGAATGTTCAGATTAAACCGGAGGGAATAGACCGCATCAGGCTGTGGCCAGACACGGACAACATTGTCGTCGTTGCTTACACCGTCAAAGGCATAGTAGATCGGAGCAGCATTCTGGACATCAGCGAGATAATACTGTGTATCCAACCAGTCAGGAGACACCTGATACATCGGGACATCTTCAGTCTCGTTCATAACCATGTCAACCTTAAACCGTTGACCAGAACCTGTCAATGTGTATGCCTGTTGTCCAGAGACAGTAGGTACGACAATCGTTTGACTTAAAGCATTCCATGAGTAGGCGTCTTCAATTTCACGCTTTGCGTCATTGATTAAGACACCAATCAAAGAACTGTAAGGAGTATCACCAACAGATGAAACTTCTGTTTCCCTAAGTCTTATAAGGACATTGTTAACAAGTTGTAAATAAGTTGTTGCCATTAGTTTTCCTTGGTGTCTTTATAAGTAATCATTATAGACGATTCTCTTAGACTTGTCAATAGGTGTCTGCACTAGTGTTGTGCTTTTACAACAAACTGGAAGATCATAAACAATGTAGCTACGACAGCCCAAGCACCCATGCCCATGTTTACCCACCGTTCAACCTTACGATCTACTCTGGTAATGCTCTTATCAAGTTCTTCCGTCTTTTCCTCAAGGTCGTCAATCCGAACACCTTGAGCAGTCTGACGCTCTTCAACGAGGATCAGACGAGTAACGGCATCAGTTAGTTTGTCTACTTTTGTCTCTATTCGTTTCAAGTCCTCGTTGAAGCCTGCGTCCATGTTACTTCTTAGCCTTCTTCTTAGACATCCCAGCCTCTGACAAGGCAATCGCTACAGCCTGTTTACGGCTCTTAACAACTGGGCCTTTCTTGCCGCTATGTAAGGTACCTTCCTTGTACTCTTTCATAACTTTCTCAACTTTACTGGGCTTCTTCATCATAGGTTCCTCGCTAAGTATTCGTACATGTGGTAACAGAGCACAAGAAGGAAAGCAATAGCAAACAAATACAAACCGTTGGTAATCATCTCTTGTTTCCGACGTTTTGCAATCTTTGCTGCTTGCTCTCGCTGTCTTTTGATCTTAGTGCGTTCAGCCATCATTGACTGATAGGCTTCCTGTCCATACACACCAGCGATAAGAATATAGAGTTCATACTCCATCTTCTTTAGTCGCTCACGGTGCATTACGATGTCTAATGCTTCCTGCTCAATTGATCCTTTACCAAGAAACTTGCCTTTCTTGAGGTCTTGTTCTTTTTTGGCAGCACTTTCGTTAAAAGATTGGACAGCCGAGTACCATTTACCAAGCTGTCCCGCTACACTTTCTATTTCTTTGCCAGCCTTCACCAGCTTCTGTACGGTATTGAATGCCGTAACAGCTACTCCGAAGGCTGTCACTGGATCAATCACAACATCTCCTTAAGTTACCAGGGCAGTCCCGACACCACCGGAGGGTTGGCCATGTCTTGCAGTTGCTTGTCCAGAGCAGCTTCTTTAGCAGCCATTCCGTCAGCACCCCAGCGATCCATTAGCCAACCTTGTACGTCAACCTCAGTCAGTTCATCGAAAGGCTTGAAAGAACCTTCCTCGGCAAATGCCTCAGTGCCGTACTGAGAAGCAGTGAATTCACCAGATGTCTTGGTAACAGTCCAATGAACCACGGTCACGAATCCGTCTACGGATAAGCGATCCATTTGGTTGATGATGATGTTCATTTCAGTTTCCTTTTAGTCAGGCATTCCTACATTGACAGGCGCAACAACCGCGATCAATGCCTCCACAGTTGCAGCAGCAGAGATGGCGGCTTCCTTGGCATCGCAGTCCGAGATGATCTTGGCTCGTTCAGCCGCCACCTCAGCCGGAATCTCCACGCCGCGTTCCGCCTTGCGGATCACCATCCAATCGGTAGCCGCCAGAGCAGAGCCTGCCGCAGCCTTAGCCTGGGCGATCCATTGCGACTTCAGCCCCTTGGTGGTGACTGGCTCGCCGCCTTCAGGTGTCTCGGTGACATCCTCAAGCGCCTTAGGCGTGTTGGTGTAGACGCGCACAGCTTTGTCGCCCTGCACCTCGTAGTGGCTGAAGGTGACCCAGTAGAACCGCTCGTCCTTGCGCTCGCCTTCGATCACCTCAAGCGCACCCATCTGGGCCGCGAACTCTGCCTGATTGAACCCGGCAGGGAATGAGGTGTTGGGGAACAGCGCAGTCAGTTCACCGACTTGCGTGATTTGGGAATCTTGAATCAGTGCGTACATGGTTGCTCCTTAGCGTGCGAGGGCGTACTTGAATGGGGATTCGGCGAAGGCGGCATAGATGAAATCTCCAGAAATAAGCACGGAACTACTAGCCCGCAACTTAAACCCGTTTGATAAGAAATCAATGTTGACGCTTGCCGCTGTTGCTTCCGCGCTAGAAAGGTTGGGATACAAAATAGAATTCAAAGCATTGTATGTATTTCTCTTTGCATCCCAAACAATCCAATCTCCGGTTGTATCCGTGCGCTTTATGAGCAAATACGCGGGCCGGAATCCCGTGTAGACAAAAGTCCCATCAGTGCTGCCGTTGCCTGTGTAACTGCCGAACCTGCTGTAGCCGGGGACTTCTGCGAAGCAGTAGGCGACTTGCGTGATCCCATTGTCATTTTCCCCGGAGCCTTTGCTGAATACCGTCGATGTCGGGGCAGTATCGTTCCACGAACCGG